AGCCGGTCTCGGTCGCACTTGACGCTGTCGAAGTGGACGTCGGACAGCAGGAGGAACCTGGCAGGCCCGTCGGATGCGTTGCGGGTGTAGGCCGTGGACCAAGTGGTCGGTCCGTGCTGCTTGAGCTTAGTATGTCCAGATGACGTCTTCAGGGAGGCTCGGGTCGTTGTCGACATGGATGAAGGTGTTAGCCACGCCTATGCGGTTGAAGCCTGCCTTGATGCAGGCGGCGAGGATGGCGTAGCGTTTGGAGCTGTCGGGGCAGTGTATGTCCGCTGCGAAGCCGCGCAGGTGCGCGCTGTTCTTGGCTGTCTTGTAGCCCTTCTTGGCGAGGTTGTTGTGCTGGGCCTGGGTGCGGTACCCGCTGTTAATCTTGAAGGGCACCCCGGCGAGGTGGCGGGCCTCGTCAATCATAGCCAGGAACTCCTTGTCCATCTTGGCGCCGCTGCCGGGCGCATCGGGGCTGTCGAACTCGGACAGTTGGAAGTATCGCATGCGGTGTGTAAACCAGTTCAACGCTCCAGGCGAGCTACCAGCTGCGCGAGCGTGAGCTCAATTTTATGAATGCTCTCCACTATCTCTTTGAGCTGACGGCGTGTTTCGCTGTCGTTCAGCTCCAGCTGTATCACTCGTCCTTTGAGGCGTGCGACCTCGTTGCTCATCTTCACGTAGACGCCTACAACGGCGCCAAGTGCAGCGAATAGGGAGTACAGGGCCTCGATGTCCATGGCGGCGAATATACTGCAAGTGAATTACCTGCCCTGTCCTTTGTACGGTTTGCGCCAGTTCTTGCCGCGCTTGTGCGTGCCCTGTTTCGTCTTGGCGTGGACGCCTGGCCTGCTCACCTGCCGCTCGATGCGGACGGGCTGCGCCTGTGCCTTAGCCTTGGCCATCTCCTGCCGGTTGCAGCTCGATAGGAACGTCCGGCGGCGTGCCGGTCACCGGGCGGTAGAACAGTCCTTCTGCCTCCTCGTACCAGTCGCCAATGTGGATGTTCTGCTCGGTGTCCTCCACTATCAGGTCGTGCGGGTGTGGGTAGGTAAATCCTTCCTCCGCCAGGATGCGGTTGACGACGTAGTTGTTTTTGATGATGACGAATATCATGAGACGATGTATTCAAGAATTAAAACAAGGCCACCGCTCCCGTTGCCACCTGCGCCACTGCTGAACCCGTTCCGGCTCGCTCCTCCTCCTCCGCCTGGTGCTCCGTAGTTTCCGCCGTTGCCACCTGCTCCGCCGGCTACGCTGACGCCTGAACCTCCGCCGCCTCCGCTGCTGCCGATGGCGCGGACTGGGCTTTCGGTTACCATCATGGGCGTGTGCACCATGCGGTCGGCGTGGTTGTTTGTTCCGTTGCCTCCTGCTCCGCCGGGGTTGGTGCCTGCCGATGCTGCCGTGTTGAGGGTGCCGGTGAGGTCGTACAGGCGCGAACCCGTGCCGCCGATGTTGGCGACGTTGGCCGTAGTCACGCCTGAACCTGCAGGCCCGCCGATGTTGGCGGAGAAGTTGGGCGCACCTCCGGCGTTGCTTTGCTGGGAAGCAGCGTTACTTCCAGCACCACCTGCGCCGGCGCTGTTCTGCCCTGCAGCGCTGCCGATGAAGCCATAGGACCAGTCCGGCTGGTCGGCCGTTCCCAGCGTGGACTGTGTTGCACCGTTCACGCCCTGTCCTCCGCCGCCGCCCTTGGCTACGCAATGGGTGCCGAAAGAGGTGTCGCCTCCGGCGCTGCCGTTGCCGCTGGTGGTGTTGTCCGCTGTGATGGCCGTGGCTCCGTTGCCTCCTGCGCCCACCGTCACCGTCTCGCTTGACGCCAGGCTTGATGCCAGCAGCTGAGTAAATACCACGTTGCCGCCTGCTCCGCCGCCTCCGCCACGGGACAGGACGCCGGTAGCTTGGCGCGATCCCGAACCGCCGCCGCCTCCTGCACCTACGCAAACCACCTCCAACATGATGAGGCCGCTCGGCTTGGTCCAGTTGGTGGTGCTGGTGTACTCGATGAGGTTGAAGGACAGCGTGCCGGTGGAGCCGGCTGTCTGTGCCTTGTTGTGGAATTTACCTACAGCCATCAGAGGTCTAAGATATTGAGGGTGACGGTCAGCGTGGATGCTGGCGTGGCGGTAGCGTAAATCTTCACCGCACCGGTGCTGCTGTCGGTGCGTGGTAGCACGCCGGCCGTGGCTGCTACGGACGCGCTGGCGTTGTCCGGGATGACGTCCACGATGCTCGTTGACAGGATGGCCGCGTCGGAGATGCTGGCCTCGTAGAAGCCCGAAACCAGCGACCACGCGCCGGTGGCGACGGTTTTGCCGGTCACCTGCGTGTGCTTCTTGGTGACGTAGGAAAGGTTTCCGGATCCGTCGCTCTTCAGCACCTGTCCGCTCGTGCCGTTGCTGGTGGGCAGCGTGAATGTCACGTTGCTGGCGAGGGTGCTGTCCACTCCCAGCTGCACGTAATTCGTGCCGTTGGTGGATGCCTCGTACAGCTTGATGGCCGCACCGTTGGCACTATTTTGGTCCTTGACGCTGAGGTTGTACAGCAGCGAAAGGCCGTCGCTGAACTCGGCCACGTCGCCGGAAGCGTCGAGGATTGTGAGTGTTGTGAGGTTGAGGTCGATTGCCCTGGCTGAATCCAGCGTGACGTCATCGAACTCCAGGGTTTTGCTGTCGAACGTGACCGTGTCGGTGCCTGCCGTTGTGGTTATGACCATGCCCCCAGATGCGACAAAGGTCACCGTGTCGTTGCCTGCATCGGCTGCCACGTTGGACTGTCCTGCGACGGCAATGATGCCAAAGCCGTTGCTCGCTGCTCCTCCGCTTGGCGCTTCTGCCTCCCAGTTGCCGCTCGTGCTGTTGTAGGTCAGCACGTCGCCGTTGGCCACGCCCGTGGTGTCGACGTCGCTCAGGGCATTTAAAGAGGCACCAATGGCAGCAGTTGTGTTTTCCACCCACGACATCATGAAGTTGAGGTCGGTGTCGCTGCTGGTCGCGTAAAGGGCGTCACCGGCCTCGAGCGGCAGCACGTCGTACAGCAGCTCCGTGCTCACGTCCTGGCTCGTTACCGTCACCCGCTTGATGAGCTCTTCAGCGCCGCCGCTTTTCTTCAGCTTCAGCGTGGCCGTGGCGTTGGGCGTGGCCTTGTCGCAGTTGACGATGATGGACTTGACCAGGGTGGTCGAGGCGGACGCGGTGAAGAGCGCCTGCGAGGTATTCGTGGCGCTGTTGCTGAAATTCTTGACCTTGTAGTTGTTCGCCATTACCGGAGCTTATCGAAGGATAGAGGTAAAAATATGGTAAGCAGCTCGGCGTCATCGACCTTCACGTTGAGGTCGTTGCTCAGGCCGCTCACGTTGGCGCCTGCGTTGGACAGCGCCACCACCACGCCCGTGTCAGGTACGCCAGGGTAACCGTCTACCGGCGGGTTGACGTTGCGGCGGCCGCCGTCGTCGCTGGTGATGCCCGTGAGGTCGCGGGCCACAAAGAAGGACTCCACCTCCACCTGCCGCCGGTTGGCGTAGAAGGTCAGCTGGAACGGGAGGTACAGGTCGCCGCCATCGCTGAGCAGGTTGTACATCTCGATGGGCCCCTTGTAGAAGGTGCCGCGCTGTGTCTTTGTGTGCACCCGCTGCCCACCCAGCACCTCGCGGACGCCGAGCAGGTGAATACCTATAGCCGTGCTGGTGTAGTTGAGCGACTTCCACCCCGTCGCCAGAGGCAGGTCAGGCGCATCGACCACGCGCAGGACGCCGAGGCTGCTGGTGCTGATGGCGTCGCCGACGTACACCTTGGCCTGCTCGTACTGCACGCGGCTGCTCGAGAGGCCGGTAGCTGTGAAGGTGACCTCGTCGCCGTTGGTTTCGTCCTCATCAATTTGATCCACGCGCAGCAGCTGCACGTTGTAGTTGGTGTCTACGTTGGTCACAGCGGAGATGCTGCCGGTGTCGCTGACGTTGGAGATGGCCAAGGTGAGGTCCATGCCGTTCGAGGCGGCGGTCAGTTCGGGCGTGATGAAGTTGAGCGGCAGGACCATGGTGGTGTCGCCGGTGAGCCCGCGGTTGAGGTCGTAGTACGGGGTAATCACTTCGTAATACGTTGCGGACAACTCCCACGACGTTGCGCCGTAGGTATGTGGCGTGTAGGTCAGCACCTCACCGTCCTCCATCTGGAACTCGTAGGCCGTGCCGGAGAAGGTGGCCAGCCGCTTGAGGTAGTAGCTGCCGACCTTGAGGGTGAAGCGCAGGCGGAACCGCTTGAGGCGGCTGTTACCGGTGGTGGTGTTGTCGCCTGGCTGCGTGCAGCGGAACGTGCCGGTGAGGCGGAAAAGGCTGTCCTGGTCGAAGTCGAAATCCGCGTCGCTGAGCGTAGTGCCAAAGTCCGCTTTGGTGTGCAGCCCGTCGAAGATGCGCGGGATGTTTCCGCTGTAGTTCTGCGTCCGCGTGACCGACTTGAGCGGCGGCAGGTAGCTGTGCTCGTAGCCGCGTAGCTTGATGGCGTCGCTGTCGATAGTGAGGGCGGTGGCGAGGCTGGTGCTCGAGCCGCTGATGGTGCCCCCTTTGGTAACGGTGTAGTAGTTGATTGTGTCGTCGTACTGCTGCGCGCCGATAGGCAGGAACCAGTACGTGCCGTTCGCCTGGAAGATGCGCGCGTTGAACGCGGTCGCGAAGGACTCCAGTATCGTGTACGTGGGCAAAAATTGGTTAATTCCGTCCTCGTCCGGGTTGTAGAAGCCGTTGTGATAGACGGTGACTTGGCTCAGGTAGTTGCTGGCGGTGGGCGCGTTCTCGGGGAAGAAGTCGTCTACGTACTTCAGCATCACCGTCGCCGACGTCCACAGGTGGCTGTGGCGCACCAGAGACAGGGCGATGATAAGGTGCTCGGGCACGGTGTCGTGTCCGCCGTAGCCTGCGCCCGCGTTGTTGTACAGCACCTCCTTCAGGTTGCCCAGGTCGTCTACCGCCTTCAGCTGCACCCGCCGCGGCATGGCCTCGTCCACCAGCACGCACTGCTCGCCGAGCAGGACGCCACCCCAGTAGAGCGTGTTGGCTCCGTCGGGATCGCGGAAGATGCCGACCGTGAAGTCGCCTTCTGCCGAGGTGGCGATAGCGTTGAGAAAGTTGGTATGCGCGGCGGTCGTCTCCGTGAAGGGTATCTCCACGGACGAGCCGATGATGGGCTGGTACCGGCTTTGGTTGTCGCCTTCATACGACAGGACAAAGCCGTCGGCACCGAGCGTGAAGCTGGAGCTGGAGCCGCCGTAGCTGTCCTGGTAGATGTTGACGCGCCACGTGTCGCCTTCGTAGTCCGTGAACTCGCTATATAGTCGGAGGTTGTATGCCATTAGAAACCGCGGATGCGTGACCGGTCGCGGCTGGCCCGGTCGTTAGTGAGTAGGATGTCGTTGCCGGAGATGCGGCCGGTTACGACTACGTTCTGCTGCTGTGCTCCTGCCATCTGCAGGAACTCGCCCATGCGCTCGAAGGGGATGATGGCCTCCTTTCCGCTCCGGTTGTCGCCCACCATGGCGAGCGTCGGGCCGGTGACGAGGCCGCCCTGCGCAAAGGCAGGCACCCCACCGCCAGCGCTTTCGCTTAGGCGGGTGCGAGCGTAGGAGCCGAGCGCCACGAGGGCGATACCCGCGGCGATAGCGAGGACCGGGTTGAGCGACTGCAGCGCCTTCTTGATTCCTTCGACGGAGATACCTACGCCGATGGCAATTTTACCCACCTGCACGGCGAGGTCGGCGAGGGTGCCGAGCACCATGCGCCCGAGGCCCTGCATGCCGTCGCCCGTAGCCATGGCCGTGCCGAGCATCTCGCCAAAGTTGTAGGCCATGCTTTCCGCTGCCTGCTCCACGGCCTGGCTCACCGCGCTGTTGAACTCCGCCGCTGCGTCGCGTGCCCGGTTGAAGGCTGCGACGTATGCGTCCGCTCCTTCGATGGCCTCCTCGGTGACAGACTCGTCCGGCAGCTCGAGGTCCATTAGGTTCATAGGAACCTCCGGCGTGGCGCTCTTGCCCAGGATAGCCTCCGCCACCGACGGCCCTTCGCCCAGGTCGGCGAGCGTCAGGGCGGTGTTAGCCATCTCCGCGTTCAGGTCCTCCAGCGCCTGCTGCTCGGCCATGTAGGCGGCCGTGTTGCGGCGGAAGGTCTCGTAGGCGGTTTCTTGTGCGGTCACGTTGTTGGTGACTGCGACGGTGTTTTCGTCCTGCGCCGTGGTGTTATCCTGCAGGGTCTTTGTGTCTTGGATGCGCTGCTGCTCCTGTTTGCTCGCCGTTTGGTACACCTTCTGCGCAGCCAGCTGCTGGCGCTCCAGCTCGGTGACCAGCTTGCTCGTCTCCACGATCTGCCGCGCGGTGCGCTCCGTTACGTTGGCACCCTGCGACTCGGCGGCGCGCTTGAGGTTGTCGTATTTGGTGCGAGCGTTCTGCAGTTCACCGTTGAGGCGGCTCAACTCCTTGGCGGCCTCGTCCATGACGGAGCGGCCGGACTTGCCTGCGACGACGTTGTCAAAGTCCTGCTTTGCCTTGCGCGCGTTGTCGGTCTCCGTCTTGTACAAGACCATGGCGCCAACCAACACTGCTACAGCTGCTGCCGCCGCGACGTAGGGGTTGGCGAGGACAGACAGGTTGAGCCCCAGCTGTGCGGTCTTAGCCGCCAGCAGCGCGCCTTTGATAGTGGTGTAGGCGTTGATGAGGCCAGCCACTGCGATAAGGGTGGGGCCGAGGACAGCGAGCAGGCCGCCGACCACGAGCACCGTTGCTTTGGTTTCGTCGCTCCAGCCTTTGATAGCGTCTACCGTGCTACGCAGGAAGCGCACCAGGGGCACGAGCGCCTCGTTGATAATCTTGCCAAAGTCCTCCGACAGGTTGCCGATTTCGTTGGCCAGCTGCGTGTAGGGGTCGACGTTGGCCGCGGCCTCCGCCGCTCCGCCAAACTGCGTCTCCAGCTCAGCCAGGATGATAGCCTGCGCCCCTGCGATGTCGCCGCTTTCCGTGAGCGTGGTGATGAGCTCTTTCTGCTGTGCGGTGAACTGCACCCCGGCACGGCCGAGGGCCGTCACGCCTTTGATAGGGTCGTTCAGCGCCTTGCCTACCTGCACCGACGCGCTCGTCAGGTCCGTGCCCAGGCGGGTCGACAGGTTGAGGATAGCTACCTGCGCCTTGTCGAAGTTGGTGCCGGTGACCTTTGTGAAGGTGAGCAGATTCGCCGTGACCTCCTTGAGTATTTGGTCGTCGTCGTACAGGCTAATGCGCTGCAATCCGCCAGCCAGCTCCTCCAGCTGTGCCACGCTGCGGCCTGCGGCCATGCCCGTAGATTCCACCGCCGCCTCCACCTGCGCGATAGCTTTGGCGCTGTCGACAGCGTTCTTGGTGGCCAGCGCCCCAAACGCCACAATCGGCGCGGTCAGGCCGAGCGACAGCGACTGGCCCAGCCCGTTCAGGTCGTCGGCCGTGCTGCGCAGGCGCTTCGCTACACCCTGCAGAGCTTTGTCCAGCTCCTTGGTGTCGGCGCCAAATATGATATTAAGTACCGCGTTTCTCTTGGCCATGCTTCATAGTTTTTCCCATGCGGCCGAACAGGTCGGACAGCTTGGGGGTTATCTTCGGGGGTGGCGTGGCCCTGCGACGCTGCGAAGCGTACGGGTTGAAGTCGTTCCATTCATACGCCCGTGAATTCTTTCCGCGGTGGATGTTGGCCTGCATGGCCATCATCGCCGAGGTCCGCATCCACGCCAGCTCATCGCTGTGCTCGTATGTGCGTAGCATTACCATCACCTCCCCGAAGGTACTACACCAGAAGTCGGGCGGCTTGAGGCCGCGGCGCAGAGCTTCGACGTACAGGGCTCGAAGCGTTAGCTCTTCCGTGGGCCCCGAGCCGTCGCTTTTTTTGGCGCGTCCAGAGCCATAGCCAGCCCCACCTTCTCGGTGATTTCTGACCAGTCGGTAGAGCCGAAGAGCACGCTGAACTTCTCGAAGGTGATAGGCGGCTCGCTGTCGTTGAGGACGGCAGCCGTCCGCACCCCGGCCCAGATGAAGAGCGGCAGGAACTTCAGGGGCTTCTCAGCCAGCGCCTCCTGGAACGTGGTGAGCGACAGGTCGTGCTCCTCGCAGACGAGGTTCACGGCGTGGAGGTTCAGGAAGCACGGAAGCTCGAGGTCGCCCCCGAGCTTCACGTCGAATTGTCCGCGGAGCGTGTTAGTCATGCCCCGAATTTACAGCGAGTTAGTCGTTGTTCGTAGTAAATGCTACGTTGGTGTCGTCAATCGTGGACTTGGTGATAGAGCCGTCGCCCTCGAACTGCACCGCGAAGGTGGCCACCTCGTTCAGGCCGGCGGTCTCCTCGTAGCTGGTGATGTAGGCGTCGCCCCACAGCATGACGTCTCCGTCTACGCCCGTGGTCCATGCGATGCGCACCTTGGTCTTGTTCTTCCAGATGTCGAACAGCTCGGCCGTGTTCTTCGCTCCGGCGCTGACGCTGCCGTACTCGATGAGACCGTCGCAGGACATCGACCACGACAGGGCGCTGGTCAGGATTTCGCGCTGACCGTCGTTGTCTTTGGTCGTCGCGTCGATGACTTCCATAGATCCCGAGAACGAGCCGGAAGTCGCGCAGGCGATGAGCTCGAAGTCGTCGTCTTCCGTAGCGCCGTCCCCGAAGGTCGGACCTGCGTAGGTGAGCCCTGCGTCCGGGAGGGCGGTGTTGGAGATGTACACGCCGATGGCGTTAGAGCGGACTTTTCCAGTAGTTGCCATGATGGTTCAGATTTTTCGTGAAGATAGGGAGTGTCAATTATTTGCTTTTTCGCTGTACGATGTACCACTCGGTCTTGTGGCACACCAGCGTGATACCGTCGTACGCTCGGTCCATGGTGGCGGTGGCCGCCCCGTCGATTTCCGCGTCGTCGGCTACGTTGCCGCGTATGATGAGGGTGCGCTGGTTGCTCAGCCCTTTGCCGGTCTTCACGCGGATGACGCGCCCTTCGTTAGACGCGACGGGAGGCAGGCGCAGCGTGGAGGTAGCCGAGCCGGAGGCGGTGGCGTAGTCAGCGAACAGCACGTAGTCGGCGGCAGTGCAGGTGTAGCTGTATCCGTTCACCAGCGCCAGGTCTTGGATGCGGTAGTACAGTGCTCCGCGCAGGTTGAGGTCCGAGCCCATCGCCGCCGAGGTCGGCAGCTGCACCTCGCCACGCTGCAGGTGCACGTCGAACTGCATGGTGATGGTGAAGAGGTCGTCCGCCTCGAAGATGTCGGTGGCCTGCGTCGCGAAGCGTAGGCTGCTGATGTCGCCGCCGAGGTAACCGTCAAGCGACAGGCGCACCACCTCGCCGAGGTCGTAGCACTGCTTCGGCGTGGTGCCGATGGCGGTGACCTGCACAAGGTGCTCGTCCACCGTGGCCACCGCGTCGTGCGTGTCTACCGGCGTGGTGTTGGTCAGCTGCACCACGATAGCGGGTACAGCGCTGCCTTGCAGGCGCGCGAGCGGGAAGATGCGGTCGGCGGTGGTGACGGCCGTAACGGCGGCGTCGGCCTTCAGGATGTCGATGATGTGGTTGATCATTTGAAGCCTTGCCTGTTTTTAAACTTTAAAATGCGGTCGATGGCGATGTCGCGGAACTTGGCCTCCGCTTGGTCCTGCGTGAGGGTCCAAGCGTCCTCGATGAAGTTGTTGGCTTCGGTGCCGGGGTGCTGGATGCCTGGCTTCTTCGGGGTCAGCCACTGCGACAGGCGGTGCACCTTGCCGCTGGCCTCGTTGCGTACG